CATCAGCCTTGGCTTGGTTTTGTATGCGTTCCCAGCTATCGCCTGTGATGCGGTATCTAAGGCTCATGGCTTGGCCTTAGCAGGTGGGCGCATGTAGTTGTCCCACAGCTCCCGTAGATCCCACAACGCACCTTTCAGTGTGTGCCCGATGCTGCTCTGCCTTTCTCCATAGTCATCAGGGAACCAATCTGAATAGATGTGGATGTAGCAATCCCATCCGAAGTCACCTGCGTCTTTGCTGGGGCGTTCGTAGCTGTGGCACCAAGGCGCAGCGTCGAGGTCTGCGTAGGTGCGGGGGAATTTGTATCCGTTCATCAGAAAGGAGCCACGAGGGTTTTCTTGACGTATTGCCCAGCAGCAATCGCAGACTGCACCCAGCCATTCAGCTCGG